ATCGGACAGACGCGGAAAGTCACACATTATCGAACTAAGGTACAAACCAAATTGTTCTCATCATAGTATTGATGAGGATAATAGGCCAAATACTTAGCATCTTTAGTGCCAACACTCCCCGCTCCAGTTGTTCTGAGGTACTTATTTTCCAGTACCGGGAGGACAACCGCACTTAGTTCTAAGTCAACCAGAGGCAACGCCTTTGCAAGACCCTGAGCTTTATGCACATTATCCCTCCAAACTTTCTCATTCTTACGTAATGTACGAATCTGCATCTTGGCACTCTCTGACTGTAACCAGCCATACTCTTCACGCTCCCTCATCGATAATTTCAAAAACCGGGCCTTAAAAAGGGCCTTAAGTAATGAAATCGACTTAGTCTTTTTAAGGACTAGGGAAGGTTGAGTAAAGATAGTCGCAACGTCAAAGAACCCCCGAATCTCAGCATCCGCATCTAAAAGCGAATTTGTCAAATCTTCTCCTTTCTGGCCATAGGTCTTAAAGGAGGAGATGTAGCTAGCTCCTTCACGAAGTGAAGGTTCCCAAACGGAACGCGCAACTACCTCCCCAGAAGAGGGGACAGTGCGAACACCAGATGGTTTACTGCTCGATACAAATTTACTAGCGATACGGAGGTCGAGGTCCGAAGGACCGAGAATATAATGTCTAAGACTAGTAACCACACCCTGAATCTCTCGTAACCCATACAAGCTCGACAAACCCCATCCTCCTAAATTCTCTGGTATAAACCAGGGAAGTTTGAAGGAATCAAGGATCGGTCTATTGTATTTAACGAAGATACCGTGAGCACGCTTACGGAACTCCAGGTCAGGTGGTAAGGTAGACATCATATCTCTATGCCGAGATCCCACACTATCATCATTCACATCCAAAATTCCAACCTTTCCTCCGGAACGTTTAAGACCTACGGCAAGACCCATATTAACATAGGGAATTGTACGTAAGGTACCCGAAATCAATCGGTATCCGGCGGAATTAATGTTGAAATACTCTCTACTCCAATAAACTTTGCCAGGTGAAGGTTTAAACCCAACCAGCGACGAAACATCCTCCCATATCTTCTTTCCCGTAAGGGAAACAAGGGTGAGGCCGTCGTCTCCGTTAATCATTAACGGACACTGCTTAAGCGTGACTTTCACGTTTTGGTCAAGTTCATAAGACGCGCGAATTACCGCAGCGTTTATGACACAAAGTATTATGAAGGAAGTAACACTACCCATCAACTGTCCCCATTTCTGAGGAATAAGGGGGTGATCGGCTAAGCCTTTACACCCATCCTCACCTGCCGCCATAAAGGCGGAACGGTCGATGGACATCATGTGACCTGTTAAAGATCGCGTGAATAGTGTTGCGAGAGAATTTGGTAGACTAACACACTC